GCTGCTTGTGTAGAACTCTTCGCAGGAACTACAACTAAGCCAGCTGCATTCGGTGCAACATATCCAGCTAACGCTTAATAGCTTTTATATATACGGGGGACTTCGGTTCCCCTTTTTTTTTAATAATAATTATGCCTTTTCCAACCACTAACGCCACTAAAGAATTACCTGCCATAAATCAAATATTGTCGTCATGTGGTCAGGCACCTGTAACCACGTTAGACACTACCAACCCAGACGTTGCGATAGCATACGACACGTTGCTACAGGTAAACAGAGAAATCCAAGCAGAAGGATGGACATTCAATAGAGAACCACACTATGAGTTCATACCTAATGATAGTAATGAAGTAGACATACCAAATAATATATTACAATTAAAGTTATCCCAGAATGGTACTAATGCACAGTATGATGGTATCAGACGAAGTGGGAAACTATATGATAGATTACACCACAGATATACATGGCCAGATCATAGTAAAATAGAATGTGATGTAGTATGGGAATTTGATTGGGTAGATATACCTGAGCCAATACAGAACTTCATTACTTCTAGAGCTGCTACAATAACTTCACAAAGAATTATGGGAGATCAGCGACAGCATGACATGTTACAACAACAAGAAGCTTATGCTAGATCTACTGCTTTAGAGTATGAAACCTCACAAGGTCAGTACTCTATATTTGGACACCCATATGATAAATCAAACTACTACGCTAGTTACAAACCGTTCCAAGCACTTCAAAGATAATGCCAGCAGTCACTCAAAGAGTCCACGATTACCTCGGTGGAGTATCTAGACAATCAGATACTAAGAAACTTCCAGGCCAAGTTAAGGAGTGTCTTAATGGTTATCCTGACCCTACTTTTGGGCTTACTAAAAGACCAGGGTTTAAATGGATTGCTAATCTAGGTACTGGTACCACATATGATAACTCAAAATGGTTCTACATAGCTAGATCCAAAACTGAAAAATACATAGGATGTATTGAGCCTAAACCAGGTAGTGGTTATGGTGATATAGATATATGGAATACAGATGGTACAGTATGTACTGTTAATATGGATACATCTACATCAGTTAATGCAGAGAATTATCTTACAGGATCACGTTTAAATTATAATGTTCTAACTGTACAAGATAAATCTATAATTATAAATAATTTACATACTGTTGCTAAACAAGCAGATCCTACATTTAATGCTAATAGAAAAGCTACACTTGTACTAAGTGGTTCACCAGCTAATAACCTATATACAGTAATTCTTGATGGTAATACTATTACACATAACAGTAATGCAGCTGCTACTTATAGTACAATCTTAGATGCATTTAAAAGTGCAATTGATGCTTTAAGTATATCAGGTATAACTTGTACTAAATATAGAGAAAGCTTACATTTAACAGATAGTAATTCTACTATAACTATTAGTGCAGAAGGTGGTCAAGCAGGGGATGCTATGTATGTATTCCAAGACCAAGTGTCTAATGTAGGAAAGTTACCAGAACAATCTTTCAATAATCATTTAGTAAAAATTATAAATACAGATTCTGCAGCAGATACATACTTCGCTAAGTTTACAGCAGATAATGGAACATCTGGTCCTGGTAACTGGAACCAAGAAGGATTAGACCCTTCTAAGTCTGTTGGATTAGATGGAGCTACAATGCCACATGAACTTGTATATAACTCAGCTAATACCTTTACATTCAGACAAATTGCTTGGACAGCTAGAACAGTTGGTGATGACGATACTAACTCTCACCCTAGTTTTTTAGGCAAAAAAATTAATGGTGGCTTTTTCTATAATAACAGGTTAGGATTCTTATCAAGTGATAACGTTTCCATGGGACAAGTCCAGAAAGATGAAAACTTCTATAATTTCTATCATACTTCAGCTCAGACAATAACAGATGCTGATCCTGTAGATCTAAAAGCATCTACGATTAGACCTACAACCTTATATTCTGTTTTACCTACTACACAGGGTTTACTATTATTTAGTAAAGACCAACAGTTTTTGATGTCTGCTGATAGTGGAGTCTTAACACCAACTACTACAAACATCCGTGTTATATCAAACTATGATATGGATACAGAAGTACCACCTGTTGATATTGGTGGTTTGATTAATTTCATTAGTAAAACACCTAGTTATACACGTACCTTTGGTATGCAAACCTTTGGTCAAGATGATAACCCTAGAGTTTTAGACGTTGGTAGAGTAGTTAATGAGTGGCTTCCAGCTACAGTAGATACATTAATAGCTAGTCCACAAAATAAATTCTTAGCATTTTCAGATCAAACTTCTCGATATGTATATTTCTTTAGAACTTATACTGATGGTAAAGAGAACCTTGTTGAAGCTTGGTTTAACTGGCAACTACCAGGAACTGTACAGACAATTGCTGTTGACTCAGATGATTTATATGCAGTTACTAAACAAGGTAGTCAGTTTACTTTATCTAAAGCTAGCTTAAGTCAAAGTCCTACTGATGCTATCATTGTTAATAATGATGGTCAGCGTATCAATCCTTGTATGGATCTATATGCTGCAGCAAGTAATGTAGCAGGTAATAATAAAGTAGACTATGACTCTACTAATGACTTTTCTAAAGTGTTTATACCTTGGGTCAATGTTACAGGATTAATACCTGTTGTCATTATTAAAGGTACTACAGCTACAGGACAGTTTATTGAATCTGGATTCACTACCACACCTGAAGTTATAACAAATGATGGAGATCCATATTTCAAAATTCTTCATAAGGATTTAACCAGTATTGAGAATGATGTAGTAGTAGGATGGAAATATGATTATGATATTACTTTACCTCGTACATACTTTCAATTAGATGATAAAGGTGAGCAGACAGATTATACTGCTAGCTTGATTATTAACAGGATGAAGTTCTCTCTAGGACTATCCGGTGTATGTGGTTTTAAGCTAAAATCTAGAGGTGTTATATCAGGTGATAAGGAGTATACTGGAGATGGAGAGACAACTATTTATAACTGGACTGCTCAAGACTTTACTTATGTAGATGATGATCAGATTAAATTAAGATTGAATGGAGTAGAATCAACAGCATTTACAGTATCAGGTGATAAACAGATTACCTTAACTAATGCTTCTACTGAAACAAAAACACTATCTGGTAATGGTAGTCTTACAACATTTGACTTAACTTATACACCTAAAAACTATACTAAAGTTAGAGTGAAATTTAAAGTTGGTAGTGATTGGGTCTTACAAGATAACAGTATATTTACTCTCGCTGATCAATATATACATTTCACTACAGCACCAGCTAATGCAAGTAATAATATACTTGTATATAGTGCTGATGATATAACAATATACCTTGATGAATGGTATAACTTAAACCCAACAATCATAGCTGATAGTTATTTAGCTAATGATATTGCAATAACAGACCAAGCAGTTGTATCTTTACCCATACATCAAAGGTCAGATAACTTCACATTAAGAGTATTTAATGATTCACCATTCCCTGTATCTCTAAACTCCATGATGTGGGAAGGACATTACTCACCAAGAAATTACAGGAGGACTTAATATGATTTGGGGCGCAGTAGCAGGTGCTGGTGTAAGTGTTATCGGTGGCATGATAGGCGGTGGTAAATCTGCCGCTGCCGCTGCAGAAGCTGCACGAGCACAGAACAGAGCAACCATGGCTAGGTATCAATATGACCTAGACATGTGGGATACTAAGAGAAGTCAATTACAAGCACAGAGGATGGAGTCAGTAGACCGTCTAATGACTGAGGCTCGTAATAATGGACAGCAAAGAGCATGGCAAGATGCTGCTAATGAACGTAGATATAACTATGACTTACAAATAAGGAATTCAGAAAACGAAGGTAATCAAAGAGCTTTTGAACGTTCAGAAGATATCTATACTGATACAACAAATCTTAATGACAAATCAGCTAAGGCTGCTATGGATAGTGAGATTGTTGCACTTGAAGAATCACAAGACGAACAAGCTTTTGATAGGAATGAAGCATACATAGAAGCCTTACAAGCTGAAGGCCAGTTAAGAGCTAGAGGCGCACGAGGTAGAAGTGCTAAAAAAGGTATCCAAGCAAGTTTAGCTGATTATGGTAGACAGATGGAAATGTTGAATGCTACATCAGCAAGTTCAGGTAGAAATACTAGAGCCGTATTAGAAGAAATAATACGAGATAAAACATCAGCTGATTTAACAGCTTATGCAAGTAAGATGCTACAACCGGGTATGTTACCTGAACCAATTAAAGCTGCTAAACTACCAGTTCCTGAATTCAACTTACCTAGAGTATTACAAGATTATGACTTTGGACCACAACCAGTCAAAGGTGTTATGGCATCTCCAGGTGCCGCTGCTAGTGCTGCATGGGGTTCTGCTATTACAAGTATGGCTAGTGGAGTAGGAAGTGCTATTGCAGGTACTTCTGGTGCAGGAAGAGGTGATGATGGAGTTAGCTGGATAGGTAAAAACTGGTAACTAATTATGGCTAGAAAATACACGCCAGGGAGACAGAAAGTAGGCTTTTCTCCCGTAGGCCAGGGTCTACAATCAAGTAGATATGAAATAGAAGCCGATGCTAAGAGACGTCAACAGGCGATTAAATTAGCTAAAGAACAGCAATCTTATGCTGATAATCAGATGATTTCAGGCTTAGCTGATAAAGGTAAGTTTGAAGAAAAAGTATTATCTGAAGCACAAACTTTAGAAAATGCTGCTAGGAAAACAGCTTACGACTCTTTATCAATTAAAGCTGATAGACATGTAGGACGTCTAAAAGGTGAAGCTAAATTACTTGAAAAAGAAGCTGATAGACTTGAGAAATTAGCACCTAAAAGAACTGCAGCTATTAAAAAGCTTGTAGGAGGACTCTACCAGTTTAGTGAATACCTAGAATTCAAAGGCATGAATAATGCTTATGAGAAAGCTGGGATGTTTGATCTTGCTGATGCAGAAGGAATTAAAGCTAGGCGAAGTCTATATGAGAAATGGTTACAAGATAAAAAGAAAATAGATAGCCCTGAATTATGGGATCAGTTTCTTAGAAGTTTCCAAGGTAAAGATAATGTTTTATTTGCTAATCAAGCTAAGAAAAATATTTTAGAAAACAAAAAATTCCATTCGGACAATGTAAAAACCCTTGTCA